AGTCTTGGTTTGTTATTTTCAATAAGAATTGGCATACCATAAAATATACAAGCCATTAATACATCTTCATAAAATATCTCAGCAGTTTGAGGTCTAGCAATATATTCTAAGAAAAAAGTGTTTACAGGGGCTTCTTCCATATGGTACGTAGTTAATCCGTGTAATGCTCCATTAGAACCACCACCCCCAACTACACCCGATATGTCATAGCTATCACAACCAAACGCACCGATGTGTTCGTTAGCAGGATATTTAACTCCATTTTTTACTTTAACATTATTTTGTAAATGTTTCTTAGGATTCCATCCTATATAAAATCTTCCGTTATTGTTTGGACTAAATAAAACTTTCGTATCCTTTATACCATTCTGCCAAGAAAACGAGCCTCTTGTAACGTGATGTTCTTTAATTAAAGAATCATTGTAATCTATCTGTTGATATATTTTTGTTAGATTAAACAAAGACATTTTACTCTCATCTCTAAAAGCGTGAGACTCTGTTCTTGGGAACTGACGATAAAATTCGTTCAAAGCATCAGCATCATTCTTTAATGAATCAACTTCAGCTTGCCAATAACTTAATGCACTCTGATAAATTGTTTCTCCATTTATACCTTTAATTGGCGAATCTAATTTTTTAATTACAGGATGCCCATATCTATCTATAAACCCTTCCATATTCCATTCCATAGGAATAAATAAAGAGTACATACCGCTTTTAGTTTGCCCGTTACCGCTTCGCTTATTTACATTAGAGTCTTCGTATAACTTTTTAAAATTATCTCCACCCTTGCTTAAAGCATTTGATGTAGACCCCATCATACATTTACCTATAACTCTACTACCTAATCGTAAACAAGTTTTTGTAACTCGCCAATTGTTTTGGATGTTGTTTGGTTTAATCCATTTACCACTCTCATCGTGTACTAAGAGTAAAAGTTTTTCACCATCATAACTGTTGTCATCTGTATTCTTCCAATCTATAGTAGTATCCAATCCATACAATTCATTTTCATCTGCATTGTACATATTTTTTTTGGTAATCTTAGCAGCAGGAATACGGAACGCTAATTCTGTTTTTGGCTTATCCATACCATCTTGAATAGGCTTGAAAAAGAATGGTAACCTATTAGCTATAGGAACAACTTTATCAGTAAACATTGTCTTAGCATCACTACCTGTTTTAGATAGGATACCTACACGAGAATTTTTTGCAAGCGTACCTGTGTTTACACATTCAGATGATGACATAAAAGAAAATCCTGAACGTCTTATCTTTAAGTATATCATACCAAAAGACCTAGCATCTGCTTTACAGGCTTCCCAAAAAATAAATAAAATTCTATTAGCTTCTCTAAAATCAGGATATCCTACATCAATAGATGTCCATTGTAGATACATATAATGAGCACCTGTCATATAAGAAGGTACACCATTGTTCATATACCATAACCCATTCTCTCTTCTGTTAAACTCCTCCTCAACATAGTCTACCCATCTGTCTTTAAACTCAGAAGGCATAGTGTTCCATTGAAATATAGTTTGAATTTTTTTTAACTCAACAGGAAGTTCTGTTCTTTCCCAATATTGTTCTTCTTTTTTTTTGTGTCTTTGAAGACACACTTTTGGAGTAAGAGGAAGACCAATCCTTAGACCTTGGATTTCTATTACCTCTCCTACGGTTCCATCTTTAGAAATAACTACAAAATCATACTTATGGTTATAGCCGTACTCCCAACTTTTTGCTTTGTTTTTATTAGCAAAAACTGTTTTAGGTAAGTAGTCCGGGACAACTCTATATATTATGCTATCTTGAGTTTCTTTCTGCAAAGCCTTGTTTTGTGTCTGTTTTACTAGGTCCGTTTTCTAAGCTATCAATAATATTCCTTTCAGACTCTATCCTACTTAATATTTCAAACGCATCAAATATTGCTAACTTTTTAGTAGCTGCTGCATTCTTTAATCTATCAGCAGAAATGTCGTCTTCAGGGTCGTGCTTAATAATCTCTTCCTTCGCCACCTTTATCAGTTGTTCCACTGCTCGATGACCCGCTTCGATTATTTTTAATTTTATCTCTTTTGAATTCATTTTTAATGCGTTTGGTCTTCTTCAATGGGTAATCATTAAGTTCCTGCTCTTCTTCCCAAAACTTAAATTTAGGTTTCATAATACCATGCTTATATGATGGTCATACATCCTATATAGTTTTTCGCCATCAACATTAAACTCGTATTCTGTTTCAGGTAAGAAGGTAACTAAATCTCCTGCCTTAATACCCTGACTCTTTAAATAATCATTGGGGTACTTCATTTTACCAATAAGAGGTTCCTCGCTAAAAGGTTTGTAGATATAAGATTCAATAGTAGGAATAGGCTCAATAAAACAAAACCTGTCATATGACTGCCATTCTAAACCATTGTAGTACATAAAAAACTGCTCTACATCTACAAAAAAAAGGTCATCCTTAAAGTAACTTCTGCCACTTCGTTGACGACCTTTGATATCATTATAGAATTTAAATACATTATGATGAACTAATAAAACATCGCCTTTTTTTATAGGACCACTATAACCCATTGGTGTTTCAACTACTTCAGCATATCTATTAGAGGCTTTAAAATCTTCCTCAGATGTGCTTGTAATAAAATCTACACTGCCGATTTTTTTTATATTGTTATAACGCTTGCCGTCTAATGGTGTTACTATAAAGTCAAATGGAGATTTCATATGTTTTTTTTATGACCCGCAGCCTATGCAATCAATGTATGTGTCTTCAGGCTTAACACCATTACGCATCATTTCAAGGTTGTGAATTTTGTCAGCTAAGTTCATTTCTTCTTCAAAATCACTAACAAAAGATTTTTGTTTTTTTAAAAGAGTAATTTCTTCAGTGATGTTTAAATAATCCTGTTCGGTCATAGCACTAAAAGTTTATGTTGTATTCAATAGATATAGGCATAGTATGATTAAACTCTTTCCATAGAATAATTTCATCTGAATTATTTCTTTCAATCCAAATTTTTATTGACTCTAACTGAGCGTCAAAACGAATTAGGTGAATAGTGTGACTATTACCTAAAACATTTTGACCTACTATGTAATGCATAGCCCCGCTTTTGTAATCGGGACCAACGCTAATTTTTCTTATATCCATTTAATGTGGTGTCTAATAGACAACGCACACAATACTTGAACTTCCTGCGACACCTGCATTACGATAAATGTTTCCTGCAACCAAACCCCCGCTTAAAGCTAAAGTGTTTGTAGCGTAAACCGGAAGGGTTACAACGGCTGAACTTAACAATCCAAGAACTTGAGATATCTCAAAATTCTTGGTTGCGTTTTCAGTCTCTATATCCGTTCCAATTAACTTATCGTTTAGAGTGGGAGCAGTAACAATACCATATGTGCTAATCTGTCCCATTCTTATTTCTCGACTTTCATTTCAACTTCCTCTTTTTCTTCAGGAAGGCTTACCTCTCCTGTTTCAACATTGATTACTGCATCTTTTCCGTAGGTCTCCATAAGAGATACTTCTACTTTAGAGTAAGATTCTTTTACTTCTTCAATCTTTTTCAAAAGTGCTTGCTGATTCATATAAGTATCACCAAGTTGCATTTTTAGAGTGTTGAATTCAGAAACTAATGTGTTAATTTCTGTTCTTTCTGTTTCAGTTAATTGTCCCATTTTATTTTATTTAATTATTATTTGTTCAAAGATAATAAATTTTAATTAATTTATGTAATCCTCTTTATACTTATTGTACTTGGTACGGAGTTAGCATCGTAGATGTTTACATTTCTATTAGTACCATCAAGCCAAACTATTTTTAATGCAAACGTAGTCTGTTGTTGTGTAACATCAAAGTAGCAAGTATTTGAAAAACTTGTAAATCCACCTTGATTACTTCCCGGAAGTCTTAAATAGTTAGCCATTAAACTTCCCGGTATGTTTTGTTCAGGTCCCCCCGGAGGCGATTCTGTTATATATAGAGCAGGCACTTGTCTACTGCTTACACCACTTGAGACATTTGCAGCCGCCTGATAGGTAATCTCATACATACCTACATCGTTTATAATAAGGGAACCGGGTAACGCACCATTAGGACCGGAATTTGTAGTACCGGTAAAAAATTGCTGACTATTACATTGTACAACTTGAGCGTTTTGATTATAGAAACCGGGGTCAATTCCCCAAATATCCGGAGTGTATATAGTACCTCCGGGAGCAGACGTTAAGTAACCCGCATCATTAGTCCATTGAGAAACATTACCACTCTTATTCGTAAATGTCTGACTATTACTCGCAGTTGTTGTACCCGTGTTAGTGGTATAACCTGCACCGTTAGTAATAGAACTGTTATTTAGAGATATATCTGCAGTTCCGTTGAAGAATACTCCTGCAATTCTTCTTGCAGTCTGAAGTGCGGTGGCACTACCTGCATTCCCCGATATTGTTGTCTGAACAATATTAGGTGATGTGTTAGCGAATACTGTACCTGTTAAAGAAAGACCGGACCCTGCAGTATATGTTGTGTTAACATACGAGGTAATATATCCTGCATCATTAATCCATTGGTTATTACTACCACTTTTGTTTGTAAACGTCTGACTATTGCTCGCAGTTGTTGTACCCGTGTTAGTTGTGTATCCCGCAGGGTTAGTTGCATTATAAGGAGTAAATCCTAACCCACCTGTAACATTTGCACTTGTAAGTGAAAGTGTTCCTCCTAAAGTAAGGTTTCCTGAAGTGGTAACTGTACCGCT